TTAAATCTACCAAATGCAAATGCTACATGTTTCTTCATATACAATAAATATTCTAATATAAAACAAAAAATCCCAATTCTTTTGGAACTGGGATTTAAAAGGAATGTTTTTGATAAATCAATATTGTAAAATACAATAATCTACGCTCAAAGTTAAGTTAATTGTCATAGCTTCACCACTATCTGCCCAATCCAATTCACCGAAATCTGCACTGGTGATAAATGCACCTTTGAGTGTCCATTCTTCTACTTTATCACCTACAGGTCCAAGAACATTGACGGTTAAATCTTTCTTATAAAAATCACTATAACCATCACGACCAGTAACAGATTCATGTCCTAGACGAATCCATTCCATTACTGCTTGCGCACCAGATGGTACAATTGGGTCATATAGTTCAATGCTTATATCTTCCCAAGTGGTCTTACCTTTATAATATCTTTGAATATTGATATGGTCAAGGGTTTTCTTTTCGCTTTTTGGTGATGGTCTCTTACACTTCTTAATCAAGAAACTTGGGATACCGTCACAATATAATATAAATCTATTCTTTACTTTTGGTTCAAATGTAGTAAAGAATATTTCGTTGCTATTTAGTAGATCTGCCATAATTTTAAATCCTTATTTGTTGTTTATTATAAATATAAATAAAAGAATATATTTTTGATTTTTATAGTTATTTTTTAAATAGTTATACCATATACGAACCAAAAACTAATTATGTCACGATCTAAAAATTCAAAAAATTGGTTGACTATACATTGCAAATTTTGTAATGGTGTGTTTGAATGTAGGGTAAGTAAACCAAAAGTCTTTTGCAGTAAGAAATGTAGTAACAGTGATAGTTCTACAAAACAAAAGATAATTGACGGACAAAAAAAGACTTTTGACAAAAAATATGGTGGACATCCAATGACAACGGATGTGGTAAAATCTAACTTTAAATCTGCAATCCTTGAAAAATATGGAGTGGATAGTTATAGCAAACTCCCAGAATATAGAAATAAAGTTAAAAAAACAATGTTAGAAAAGTATGGGGATGAGAATTATTCTAATGTAGAACAAACTAAATCTACTATGATGGATAGATACGGAGTAGATAATGCAGCTAAGATCAAATCCGTGATTGATAAACGATCACATACTAAGAAATCAAACCACTATGAGTTCCTAATTAATTACTGTAATAGTAACAAGTTACAATTTCTATGTGATGAAGTGGATTATAAAGGTTACCACTTTAGTAATATTTATAAATTTAAATGTGATGTATGTGATAAAACACTCGAAAGTACAGTTTATAATTTAAACAATCTATTCTGCGATTATTGTCACCCAGAGAAAATCACTACAGTTGAAAATCAATTTTATAATTTTCTACAAGAAATTTTACCGAAAGATACAGTCATTAAACGAAATGATAGAACCATATTAAATGGAAAAGAACTGGATTTTTATATACCAAATCTAAACCTTGCGTTTGAAATTAATGGATTATACTGGCACAGTGAAAATGGTGGAGGTATCAATAAAAATTATCACCTAAACAAAACAAAGTCTTGTAGTTTTTATGGCATTTCATTGATTCATATATTTGAAAATGAATGGATTAACAAAACGGAGATTGTTAAATCAATAATCAAAATATTGACAAAAACAAATAATCTTGTTAAAATTAATGCAAGAGAATGTAAAATCAAAGAAGTAAATGAATGTGATAAAAATAAATTTCTAAATGATAATCATTTGCAAGGCGACGACAAATCCACAATCAAATTGGGAATGTATCTAAAAGATGATTTAGTAAGCATTATGACTTTTAGAAAAACTTCACGGTTTGATAAAACAAGTGAATGGGAATTGGTGAGATTTTGCAATAAAATTAATACCATAGTTAATGGCGGAGCAAGTAAATTATTAAAACATTTTATAAAACATTATAATCCAAAAAACATTGTCAGTTATAGTGATAGAAGATATTTTACCGGCAAAATTTATGAAACTCTAGGATTTAAATTCGTAAGTCATACACCTCCTAATTATCATTATCTAATTAATAATTATAAAGATATTAGACACCGCATGAGTTTCCAAAAGCATAAATTAGAAAAATTATTAAAAATATACAACCATTCGTTAAGCGAATGGGAAAATATGAAAAATAATGGTTATGATAGAATTTGGGATTGCGGACATGGAAAATATTTTTTAACTATTTCACTATAAAATCTTGACAGGACTTACAGACTTTGTATAATTTGCTTACGCATTGCGCTTGATGCGCTTTTAATTGTTTAAACTTTGTTTTTTATCGTACAGGTTTATAATTTCCTGTTTTAGTTTTTCTATATAATTCCTGTTGCGCAAAATCTTAAATACTAAATTCTCTGTGCTTAATTCTCCTGATTTATCTAAACCTGATTGGCGCATATCATAAACATCTTTAACAATTGTTTTAAGCTTTTCTATATCCTGTGCTTTAAGCGCAGAATTAATTTTTCTGACAAAATCATTATATTTTTCTTGAATTTTTTCTTTATCAATTTCAATATTTTCTTTTTGTGGTTCACTAATCCATTTATCTTGCATTAATGAATATACTCCGGTAGATCTATTTTCTTTAGTTACATCTTGAATATAAACTTCAACATTGTGTCCTTTAAGATGTATATCATGTTCATCGTTCCATTTTGATTTAAGAGCATTTACTAATTTTTCAACAAGCTCTACATTTTCATCAACATCTTTGAAATCTATTACAACATGAACATCAAAGTCACTTGTATCTGACCAATTATAATTTGCCAAACTACCTACAAACAATACATCTTTTAAAGGCGCATCGGTTTCTGTATCCGCATAGAAATCTTTGCCTATTTGCAATAGTTTTTCTTTAATTTCCGGTTTTAATTTAAAATTATCCCAGATATTAGGATTAAGTGTATCGTTATAGATTCTTACCTTCATATTTTTATTTTAGCCTTAAGTTCATCTATGGCTTGATGTGCGTCTGTGAAAATGATACCATTACCCCCAGAAGCAATAAACGCTTCAATATTAGGAGATAAATCGTCTATTAGAATACTATTTGGAGTTGCGTATTTGGCTTTGCTTTTGCCAGAATCGCTGAATATTATAGAAATTGGTCCAGACCAATGTGTTCTTAACCATGTTCTTTTGCCAGATTCTATATTTTTAATATAGTCTACAGCTTCTTGTCGGGGATAATTTCTCAATATTTGTCCAGCACTTGTACTGGTTAAAAACTTCAATTTGAATCTACCATCTGTTGCAATAGTGGTTAATTCTGTTTTAAAATAATCAAATTCTGGCATTGTATCCATTGTTGACCAGAATTTTTCGCCTTCTTGTAAAATTACATTCCAAAATTCTTTTGTTCCATTGGATGCTTCAAATTCTTTTGGTGGTGTACTTGTTAATTTTTCAAATTGTTTTTCAAAGTCACATAGTACTCCGTCCAGGTCGCAATATATTGTTATTTCAACATTATTTTCCAATAAATTTGCGTCAAAGATTTCTTTTACTATAGACTTTAATTTTATCATATGATATAATAAATAGTAACAAAAAATACTATAA